GTATTATCACTGACTTTCTTACCAATGGTAAGAATACTATCCATAACAGAAGTAGTTGTAATGCCAACTTTAAGTTTTCTTGGAAGAGTCGTAATTGGATTGTTTATAAGTCTATTACTTAAGTCACCTCCATTTTCAAGTGATGGATTATAGAAGTATGCAATTGCAGGATCTGTAACAAAATTTGCCTTATACAGATTAAACTTCATATCCTCAAATTGACTTGCTGTCCAAATTGTTCCATTCTGGGATTTGAACAGACTTCCTCCAACGTACTGTTTTGTTACAACAACACTTTCAGCATCAGGAAGTATTGAAGCATTAACAGTCTTTTCACCCATTCTTGCTATCCAAACTTCGTATTCATTAGTTGTTGGTGCAAGAAGAACAAAACAATACTCACGATCGGGTTCCAGATAAACTGGTGATGGGAAAGTTATTGTAGTTGGAACAGATGCGTCAGTAGAGGTTCTGATTTGTCTTGGTTCAAGGGTGACCTGAGAATATTCTGTAACCAATTGATTAGTTGGTGTCCCCAACTCCATAGTTCTGAGTTCACATCTAATTTTCTCATTCTCATCTTTTGCTGCAAAGTAAACATCAATTTTGGTTAAGAATGCTCCACTTTCATCAACAGTAAATGATTGTGACAGAGGATCAACGAATTGAACAATATTAACTGTTCTACGGAATGTTTGAACAGTTCCAGAAGTGGTATATATACCCTCACCACTACTAATTTTCAAACTACCTGGCAATGGTTCTGCATTAGTAGAACTGGAGGTAATCTTAAATGTTTTTCTACCCGTCGTAAATCTTACAGGAGGTGGTGGAGATGTGAGAGGATCTCTGAAGAAGAAAGATCCCTGTATATCGCCAAGAGCATCTGCAATCAGTCTTATACCAGATACTTTTGCTTGTGCACCACTTGTTTCACCAATAAGAACCATATCACTTACGATACGTCCATTAAATTTACCAAGAACATCCTCCATCAAAGAATTAATATCAATGTTCAATACCGTTGAAGATGCAGAATAAACTGTCGGAAGAGTTACTGTCTTATTATATGGATTGAAACGGTATGCATCGGTTGGATTGTTAATTGGACCTTTCTTATGATTTGGTTGGCATATTCTTGCAGAGAACAATTGTCTAGATCCAACGAATCCTTTTACTGTTTCTCCTTTTCTGAAAACACCAGAAGTCATCGAGATTTCAACTAATTTGGGAATTATATCTAAATTAGTTGAACCATCAAAGAAATGGTAGTGTCTTGCGAGTGGTCTCAAACCAGTAGCATTAAATGCTACGTTTCTAGATCTAATATGAGTATCTGTTTGATTAGGTAGTTGAGTAGTTCTAGTAATTTCAAATCTACCACCACGGAATCCTGAACGTGTGAATTGGATTCCTGCTGCTGCTAACGCTCTCCCAAATCTTCTTCTCTTACTTCTACCACCACGTCTGACGGAGTAGCTACCTTGACCCTGAATTGTAACTGTTCTAGTCCAACTATCTTGAGATGGAGAAATTTCAACCCTACCTCTAAACTCAGTCATGTTGAATGGGTTTACATTCTCAACTCTAGAAGCAAGAGGTTGGTTAATCCATGATTTATCACTATAATTCAGTGTAATAAGATCACCAGTTTTTCTTACATTAGGATCAAGAAGTTGAAAGTCTAAGTCAAACTGATCATCAACCGAATTTGCTGCAGCAACCTCTGGTTTTAAAGAGAAATAATCAATAGGAGATTTCAATTCATTATTTTGAGTTCCTGCTTCAGAATCTTCCTCCATTCTTTCACTGTCTGCAAAATCATCTACAAAGAAACCTGATTTAAATCTATCAAGACCATCAGCGTCTCTAACCTGCAGAGTTCTAGTATCAAGTTCAAGGAGAGAAAGTGAGGTAAGGGTTTCTAAATTTTCAACTCTATCCTCAATCTTTCCGATGTCTCTCATCGTATATCTTCTGTTGTCAACTAAAGTCAACACTGCATCAGAAGTATTGTAAAGATATGCTGGTAGTTCAATAGTGCCAATTTCCATCATTTCTGACGAAATTTTTGGTTCTTTAGGATCTTCGGAACTAGTTCCTTTAACTACCGAAATATCACCTTTTGCACTAAAGACAACCTTGTCAATTCTTGGAAGATAATAACTATATCCAACTAAAGAACTTTCATTTGGTGTAACCAGCAAAGTGGGATTAGTTCCTGTTGTTGCAAAAGTCCTTGCAGTAAAATCAAAAGGTGAAAGTGTTGTAGAGGTAAAATCAGAAACTCTTGGTCTAAAATCTAAAACATCTGATGCTCTCAAATCTCCTGCTGTGGGGATGTCATATTTAAATCTTTCAGCATCATAAGAGTTAACCGTATAGACATCACCATTATCATTAGACGGAACTGTATAATGGTTGTAAATAATCAATAGTTTCCTTGAAGGAACATAAGAATTGTTTTCTTTGCGAACAATTCTTGAGTAATCATAGAACTGTTCTTTAACACCTTTATCAAGAATATAACTAGTGCTTACGTCGGAATAGTTTCCAAGAGTAATAGTTTGAATAGGAAGAACAATTCTAGATTCTTCAAAAATTACATTTTCACCAGATACAAACCTATTTTCTGTCAAATATACAAATTCAATTTGTGTTGCTGAAGATCTAGTAACAATTTGGGCAACTGCATTACTTGTTCGACCTCTAATTTTTTCACCAAGAATAGATACTGTATCAAGAGAAGAACCTGCAGGAAAACTAAGTGCATCAAGAGATGGAATTGATGTTCCAAGAGACTCATATACAGCAACAACTTCAGTGACATCTGGAACATTCAGAGAAATTTCTCTATCCTGAATTCTGGTTCCGTAAAAATCACTTTGTGATGTTGCGGATATAGAAGTAGATACACCAGCAGCAGATTTGGTAACTTCTACTTTGGTGCTTCTAGTTAGAATTTTATTCTTATTAGTAATACCAATCTTCTTAACAGTTGTGTTAACTGTTACGTTACTTGATTGAGATGCAGTGAGTCCAGTAAATGTAATAACTTGAGCTGCAGAACTTAGAGTTACTTGATCTTTGGTCAGAGGTTCAATTGAACCATCATTGTAGTGAATACTATATCTTTCTTGATCAAAGGATTCAAACAGACAGCTACTAATTCCAGTTGCAGTAACATTGAGAACTAAATCTCCACCAACATTAGTGGATTGCTCTCTAATCTGACTTGAAACTAAAAGATTAGAAGATCCAAGATCAACAGAAGAAATGTTTTCCTCTTCAAGGGGTGCAAACAAACCACCACGTTCTCTAACTACAGGCACACCTAATGTAAATGTTCCTGTAAAATCAGAACCCGGAAGAGCACCATCACATACGTTAGTAATGCTCTCTTCAGCAACCAAGGTCAACTCTGTTTTTGCAGTGTTTACAGCAGAAACTCTATTAAAAGTTTCATCACTGGTTCCAACGATTTGATATCTAACAACATCTCCAACTTTTATATTATTAAAGAACTTACCTGGACATGTCATAGCACCAGCAGCGGTGATTTCAACAGTATCTGCTATGCCAAATTCATTAGGAACTACTCTTTCAAGAATAGTATCAGCAATAAAATCTCTCTTGAGTTCAGAATTTAATGCTGTAGAATCTTGATAAATTGACTTTACATCTTCAATAGTATGAGTTGTGAGACTTGTAATAGAACGAGAAATTTCAGTAGTTTCATTAATCAAAAGTGGTTCACCAACCATGAAGGTTCCTGATGTCTGCATCAAGGTGACACTAGTTGTTCCGGCGGGAGCACTCTGAACATATCCAGAAGCGCCACTATTTACACCTCTGATATAAGAACTGACGGGCATATCAGCAGTCAAAGTATTTTCGTTCAAACTAATAGTGGTGTATGTTTGAACATCAAAAAGATACAAATCCCAAGAGGTGGACTTGTCTACTTGAGCGGAATCCGTAAGACTAAAGTTATAAACTCTTGCTTGGCCAATTTCCGTTCCAGTAGCAGCAGTTGTAGAAGATCCTCTTCTACGACCTTGAAGTCTTACAATATTACTATTATTGTTTACACCAAATAATGGAGTTCCTTGAACATTATTAACACGAATTAGAGTTCCCATTTCAAATGGAACTAAAGCATTCGTTATTGTTTTAGTATCTCTTGGTTTTTCAACATCAATAATTTTAGTAGCAGTATTTTCTACATCAAATCCCTTGACATATGCCTTACCAGCAGAGACAGATACTGCCATAAGGTCTTCAGAAGGGGCATTTCCTTCATCAGTAGATTGTCCAGGAAAATATACTCCTTCATTTCCAAGTCTATCATTCAAATTTTCCTTAACTTCAACTTCAAACTCATCAATAGCATAATTACCAGATTCCTCAAAAGTTCTTTCTGCAAAATAATCTCTAATTAGATTATAGTTAGATTTATTCTGAATTTTTTTAATTACGCCATTATCTAATCTAAGGAGTTCAACAAAAGTCTTATCATCATTATCAGTTAAAAGTTTCTTTGATAACGTAAGATCAATTTTAAGTCTATCGGCACCAGGAGCAGCAAAGTTAGAGAATCCCTTTGCATTATCATATAAAGAACCGTCATCTTTTGCAGTAACAATTTCTTCGCCAATATTTAAACCAACCCTGTAAGAGGGTTTGTTAGAATATGGATCTAAAATTATTCTGTCCGAGGAAACATTAACGAATGTTCCTCTAATAAAATACACACCAGGAGCAATAATTGCGGAAGTTCCAACTGAGGTGGCATTTGCAGATATCAAAGAAGCGACAGTTTCACCTGCATTTACGGGAGTGTTTCCATAAGTAAAAGAGTTTTCTGTAATTAAAATTTCTCCATCTAGAAAAGGATCAACTCGATTATTAGTTCCCGATTCGATATATTTTACAAAAATAGTTGGATTTGTTATACCATTAAGATCAGATACGTCTTCATACCTATCAACTTTGGCAACAACTCCAGATGTTTGTCCTCTTAACCTTCTACCTACAAGATTTCTTCCATACACAGAAATATCAATTCCTAAATGATCTTCATTTAGTTTTACTGCCGGATACTCATCATCATATGCAATATTTCCGGGGATCACCATTGATCCCTCTTTGAACATATGACTTCCAAACGATTCTATCTGATTTTGCAGAATTGACTGCAGAGTCGTCAGTTCTCTAGCTTGAACTGGAAATCCTGGTTTGAATAAAACCTTGTAAAAATTATCATCCTTATCGAAATCGTCAAAATAAGGATTGATATTGAGATTAGTTTTCTGTGGCATCGTTTAGAATTCCAGGATGATTTTAACGTCTTCTTTTTGTCTTGAGTTTCTGGAGATTGCTGGACGATTGTCAATATAGACAATATCTCCCGACCCTTTATTTATCTCAGGATTGGCAATCCCGTTTGTAATTTGGGTGCCAATTGAAATAAGTTTTGTTCCTGTTGGATTCGTAGTAATACCAGTAAATCCAGTATCAATAGAACCCGAGAAACCTCCAGTGGTAGTAACTGCGTTTGAATTTGAAGCAAACTCATACAATTTACCGTTGGTAGAAACACCAACATAATCTGTTTGATCAAATGTAGTTTGATTCAGGAAAGCATTTCTATCTTGGAAATACTTCAATACTTTAGTTTCATTATCAAACGAAGCAACAAAACCAACTGCTTTTCCACCTGTAACACTTTGACTGATTTTATCGCCAACAGATACTGTTCCAGTAACTGAGGTAAATTTAAGAGCTCCTAATGAAGAGAACTGATTTTCAGCAAATACTGTTGTAGATCCAATAGAAGTTGGATTTTTAACAATACCAATTTGTGCGAAAGTTACATCAGTTGGAAAATCTCTAGTAGAATCATCAAATCTGGCATACACAAGAACCTTATCAGCACCAAGTTCCTTATAAAGGTCATGACCATGACCCTTTGATGGTGGAATAATTGGAATAAGTTTTGCTTTAGTACTGGAGTTAGAATTGATTGATCCAAGATCAACAATTCCATAACTATAATTTTTTCCGCCAGAGGAAACTACAGTATTTGTAATTTTACCGTTGACATCTACATCAACAATAACTTTACCACCAGTTCCATCACCTAAAATATTAACTTCATGAGACCCCTGAGAATATCCTAATCCCTGCTGGTCAATATATACTTTCTTGATCTGATTCTCATTAGTATCAGAATCACCATTATTTCTAACAGCGACTATCTGAGCATCTGTTGATGTGGACCAATTGTTAGGAAGTGAAATGTATTCAGTAGAGTCAAACTTGATAATATCACTTGGAGATACTGTAAAAAGATATTTCCAAATATATCCATCCCCACTTACACCCGCCTTTGATGGTTCAAGGTCAGTAAAAGTTGGTTCATCAAGAGACGCATTTCCTGTTGTGCTAATTCCAGAAGATCCATTATCAATAACAGTGTATACTTTGAACTCACTATTCATTACATAGTAGTTCGCATCATAAAGTCTGGCAGACTTTGTGGTGGGTGAAAGATTTTTGAGACTGTAATCGTGACGATACATCTCATACTTTGTCCCTCTAGTCCAATCAACTCTCCTTACCAGTCTTCTGACATTAGCAGAGGAGACTTTCTTACCAAAGGACATATTGTCGCCAATAAAATTGGCATAATCAATATTGTCAGTGGGACTAGGAGTATTTGTATCCCAGTCTGTAGTTCTTCCAAATCCAACTATGGAAGGATTGGATAGACCAACAAAAACATAGTAAGAGTTTGCAGAACTAGTGACGGAATCTACAAAGTTTCCCGCATTTAATATTCTAAACTGATCGGTTACAATTGCCGCCATTGTTGCTAGCTTTTTTCTATATTTATAACTATCCCAGGTCCTTTCTGAGAGATCCATTGTCTCTCAAACCGAATCCCCGTCTTTGGATAGTGGGGAATGTTGACAATCCAGCATCAACTCTCAAACCAGTGACACCGATAGCGATTGGAGAAGATGCTCTGGTAAATCCAGAAAGTCTGCCCCAAGAAAGTGTTCCTTGTGGAATTGTCAGACTACCTGTGGTAGTAAGACCTGTGTGCGTGGTTGTAGAAAGAATGTTACAAGTAGCAACTCCGGTTGTCGCAGTCGTGTGAAGGTCATTGATGATATAAACGTTGTCCAGGAATGTTGTTCCGATGGCAACGATTGAATTATCAGAACCGTTGATGGATCTAACACCATCACCAACACTGGTGTTCTTGACAAAGATTGGATAACCTTCTTGAAGTCCTGCGGTGCTGGACGCTGTGAAACTAAACGCAAGAGCGAGAGCGTTTCCACCGGTTCCAACTGCTGTGGCAATACCTGTAATTGTTGCAGCAAAACCAGCAACAGCAGTGATTCCAGTTAAACTTTCGACGGAAAGTGCTGGTGTAGAAACCAGAACTTGTGGAGGTGCTGTGCGTGTGTATCCAAAACCAGCGTTGGTTACAGAAGCAGAGTTGATAAAATCATTAACGATAGCGACCGTGCCCGTGGCAGTTGTACCCACACCAACACCCACTGCCTTCGGTGCAGCAATCTTAAGTGTTGCTGAACCAGAATAACCAGCACCTCCTTCAGTAACATCCAAGGAACTAATGGTTCCTGTTGAAGAAACTACAGCAGTGACAGCAGCAGATACATGCTCTGTTGATGTATTTACAAGTAATCCATTGACACTGGTAATATTGATAGAAGACTCATTTTCTTCATAGTTGAAGAATTGTGCGTCATCAACAAATATTTCAGTCGCAGATGCAGAAATGTCTCCAATAACTCTCGCAGTAGGATAAACCTGACCTTCAATGGAATCTCTAGACTTATTAACAAGTTCACCACCAAGTCTCTGATCTACCTTCTTCTTGATCCAGCTAAGTGGTTTAAAGTTAGTTTCATCGATACCAAGACCGGCGTAGATGTTAGTTTCTACCTTATCAGAGTTGTTGATGTTGTAAATTGTTCTAGGATCTTGGGCAAGACTGTTTTCAGTCTTCTGCATCTGCAGAAGGTCTCCAGTTTCAACAGAAGTGTTAACATTTACGCTGACACTATCAGTTCCTCTGGTTCCTCTGTAGAAGAAGATATCAATATTATCGTTTGCAGTTGGTGGAGTCGTGAATACAATTGATGTACCACCAACGAACTGATAATGAACATTAGGTTGCTGAATGACACCATTTACATAGATCAGCAGAACTGCTTCAAGATCAATTGCTGAAGAGTCTGGATTATTCTTGTCAACTTCAAAACTTAGAAGTTCACCCTTATAGTTTAATGGGAATCTGACACGAGATCCATCAATAAGATCGGAGATAGAGTCAATATAATCAAGTTCACCAAATTGCCAAGCAGCAAATTTATCGTTAAAGATATCCAGAACTTCAAATTCTGGATCATTAACCATGGCAGGAAGACCTTTGGCAGTTACAAGACCCACTGGTTTAAACTTATCACCAATTCTGAATCCATATCCGTTTCTAACGATCTTAAAGTTTTTAACTTCAAAGAGAGTAGAACCAATTCCAACTGCTGTTATGGCAGCACCAACTTCAACATTAAGCAGTAAACCACTACCAGATTCGGTTGTGGCACCCTGACCAAGACGAGAAACTCCAACAATTGGAAGATTTTCGTAAGAAGGTGAAGGAATATTGATAGTTGGATTGTAACTATATCCCGTTCCTCCGCTAGTCACGTTAAACGCAAGAGATCCACCAGCACCAACTGTAACTGTAACGGCAGCAGCGTTACCAGTATGATTTGGATCAGTGATGCCAATAGCAACAGATCCACGGTATCCAGAACCAAGAATATCAGTGGCACCAGCTCCAATGGACTGAATTACACCACCAGAAACAAATGCGGTTACAGAAGCACCAACAAGAGGAGCGATTCCAAGACCCTGAGTAGATCCAAGGGAAACAATCATTCCACCTCTTGGAAGTTGATTCTTGTTTACGTCAGTTTCAGAAATTACAAGATCATCATTTGAATCCTTTACCCCAGTGAATACTACATTAGATGTGCTACCAGTTTCAGTGAAACTATAGTTTCCTCCAGTGTTGTTGTCAGTGGTTGGAGTTTGGAACATATTATTGATGAATACCAAACCACTACCAGTTTCAATACCTGTTGTGTTAGCACCACCAACAGTCAGACGATATGTCGCACCAATACCAGTGAATTGTCTAGTGATGTCATCATAAATTTGGTTGGACGCATAATCATTTCTCAGATATACTCTGCCATTGAAAGTAGACTTATGGAATGGAATGTTGCTGTTATCAACCAGTTCTTGAGTGTTACCTCTAGGTGCTTCAGTGAAGTGAATCTTACTTCTAGTCATATTGTAAGATCCTTGGAACACTCTGATGGTAGATCCGTCAGTATGTGTGGTTGCCAAAGTTCCAACAAATCCTCTCTCAGTTTTAACAACGTTAAAGGAACCTGTTCCTGTAATAGGTCCGATGGTTGTGGTTCCAAGACCTACAGCATTAACCTTGACAAACTCATTATCAACCTTCAGAACATCTCCTGGGAGAATGGAAGAGATTCCAGAGATACCAAAGTATGTTGCACCAACAGAAACAGAACCACCATTGTTACTGAGAGTGTAGTTGATTGGAGTAAATGCCAGAGGAGATCTTGAGACTCCATCAATTGTAATCAGAGATTTCTCCAGTTTCTTCTCCATTTCAAGAGTGTGACCATTTCCACTTCCAGCAGAATTGAACGTAACTG